TTGCATACTAAGAAGAATTCATCAGATACATAGCTGCTGAACGTTGGTTTTATCAACTCTTTATAATGATAGTGTCTCCCAACTAACTCCACCAGTTGGTCCACATGAGCTTGATGGACTGACGAAAATAACTTGATAACAATAAAGTGAACTTTCCATTGCTTAATCCAGTGATACAAGTATGGGAGAACAGTCGTGTACTCCAAAGCAGAATGTTCCATGTCAAAAGTTAGCATGCACTTAGATGAATCTAGTTTGAGGAATTCTCTGTCTAAACCCTCCCAGGTTTCCCAAAGTGTCAGATCCCCATACTTGCTAGCTGACATTGTCATTTCGACTACTCTCGTGTGAACATTGTGTTTGCAAGACAGTGCAGCTGGCAAGCAATATCCAATGGCTGCATCAGCGACTTGGTCTGGTGTGAGCAAAGTATTAAAGATCAATTGAGCAGAAGTGTTGCAGTGCAATAACAGTGATGAGTAAGACCCTCCTCCATCTGCAAGGCACACGAAGAGAGTGAATGATCCGACTTCTACTTTCGAATGCGATATGATCTCTAGAAGCTTGTACTTGGCTCCAGGAGATAGACTTCCAAACTTAGAGACTTTATGCATATTCTTCAATGCAGGTGTGACTGTCTCAGGGGTCTCTAATTTAGGGATGTTCATGGTGTAACTTGAGTTTAATACTAGTGGATTGAATAATCCTATAGAAGGAATGGCTAATTCCCTAGGATCCATGTAATAGCGGATGAATCTGTCGCGCTGGGGTAGATTCTTCCTGGCGAGTGACAACGATACATCACAATCTGGGGTGATCCAAATATTCACAAAATTCTCTCTCATTGGTATTTTCTCAAGCACTTTCCTTTCTGTCAACCCATGATTCTTTGCCAAGTGCTCGAAGAAAGTGGAGGAATTCTTCTTCATGAATGATGTTACATAACTCAGTTTGTGACTTTCATATTTGTGCTCTATCAATAGTAGAGGGGGGTCTTGCTCAAAGTTGTGATTAACTAGGATCTTCCATATAGCTCCCAAGAAAGGTCTGAAAACTTGCTTAGCAATCGAAGATGTCAAATAAGCCGATGACACCGGAGACAATGCTAAAAGATCGTACAGATTGCCTGATTCAACTATGGCCAATAGAATCTTTGTGTATGGAGCAATGTCGACTGGGACCACTGGGTGAGAAATCACTTCTTGCAATGTCTTTTTGAGGGCTTCAAGTCTTTGCCTACATCCAAAGAATCCCCTTAAGGCCATCATGACACCTATGTGTAAAAGCAATCGCTTGAGATCTGTGATCTTGAATAATGTTGTATTGTATTGCGTGGTGAATCTACTCGAGCCTGTGACTTTATCACCAGACTGGCTCAAACCTCTCTCATGCTGAAATAATTGATTACCGAGTTGGTTAGCAACAAAAGCACACACTCCATCTTCAGGTTCAATCCCAACAGGGAACCCAGTCATATCAAATGACTTCTGGTGTTCTATTTCTCTCCTCATTGCTCTTTCCATTTCAGGGGAGATGACGAAATCGATCGGATACACTAGCAGATGCTCTGAGATTGGAGAATCTAGGTAAAATACTGGGTCCTCTAAGGCTAACGTGCAACACTCCTTTTTAATCCTCACATTGAATTGAGTAGGAGGTGGAAGACTAATTGCTAGCTCGAATATCACATAATTGCGAAGTTTCTGGAAGAAAATCATGTAATCGGTAGATCCCTCTATGAAAGACAATAAATAATTG